GGTGCAGATGCAGCAAATGGCGCTTGCCAGCGTCGCGGTGGATGGCGAGTTCATTGCCATCGTGAACCGCAAGGCCGGCAACCAGTTCGGGTTCTCGCTGCTGGCGATGGATCCGGACCTGCTCGATGTCGAGCTGAATGTCGATCCGCGCCAAGGCCGCAACCGAATCAGGTTCGGCGTTGAGGTGGATGCCGTCGGGCGTGCCGTTAATTACTGGTTCAAGGGCGACAACGGGCACACCGCCGTTCCTGCTGACGATGTGCTGCACCTGTTCATCAGCGAGTACGTCGGCCAGTTGCGCGGATTCCCGATGCTGGCCACTGCGCTCCCGCGCCTGCAGATGCTGGCGGGGTATGAGGAGGCCGCGATTACGGCCGCTCGCGTCGGCGCTGCCAAGATGGGTTTCTTCACCAGCGCCGCAGGTGACGGATACACCGGCAGCGACACCGATTCCGACGGCGCCGTCATCACAGACGTCTCGCCTGGCACGTTCGAGCAGCTGCCGGCCGGCACGTCGTTTACGTCGTTTAACCCTGACTACCCGCACCAGCAGTTTGGCGAGTTTACGAAGGCGTGTTTGCGCGGCATCAGCGCCGGCCTCGGCGTGTCTTACGCCGGACTCTCAAACGATCTTGAGGGTGTGAACTACAGCTCAATCCGGGCCGGTGTTCTTGAAGACCGCGAAGCGTGGAAGTCACTTCAGACGTGGTTTATCGATGGGTTCGTCCGTCCGGTCTACGAGGCGTGGATTGACACAGCCATCGGCCTGAAAAACGCCGTCGCACTCCCCAACGGCGGCAGCCTCCGCGCGCAGGACATTGACCGATACAAGTCCGCAAGTTTTCAGCCTCGACGCTGGTCGTGGGTGGACCCTCAGAAAGACACCGACGCAAACGTCACCGCAATAAATAACGGGCTCAAGTCGCGCGGCGAAGTCATCCGCGAGCAGGGTCGCGACCCCGACGACGTGTGGCGCGAGCTGGCTGCCGAGCAATCACGTCTTGAGCAGCTGGGCATCTCCATTCAGCAGCAACAACCCACCAATGGGGGCGGCAATGACCCAGAGCAAATTTGATTTGCCTGTGCAGTACCGCGCGCTCGATGTCGCGCGCGATTCCATCAACTCAGAGGCGCGAACTGTTGAGCTCGCGTTCTCGTCCGAAGAGCCGGTCGACCGGTCTTTCGGCACCGAAATCCTCGACCACTCGCCGACCTCGGTGCGCATTGGGCGCCTCGAAAACGGCGGGCCGGTCCTGGTCGATCACAACCCGACGGACCAAGTCGGCGTTGTTGAAAACGTCTCCATCGATGGCGACCGGCGGGGCCGGGTTCGTGTCCGTTTCGGACGTGGGCAGCGCGCGAGCGAGATCTTCAACGACGTCGTCGACGGCATCCGTCGCAGCGTGAGCGTTGGCTACCGCATCCACGAGATGAAGCAGGAACGGGTCGGCAAGGGTGCCGCTCCGGACGTGTTCCGTGCCGTGGACTGGGAGCCGCTTGAGGTCTCCCTCGTGTCCATTCCCGCTGACGTGACCGTCGGCGTCGGACGCACCAGCGGCAGCGATTCCGCTCCCGTTCTTGTTCACCAACTTCGTGAGGAAACTCCCATGGAAAACATCCAGCCTGCAGCTGCGCCTGCGCCGGCTCCTGCCGTCGACGTGCGCGTTCTTGAAAATGACGTCCGCAACCGCGAGCTCGATCGCGTGCGCGGTATCCGCAAACTCGGCGACACGTTCAAAGTCGCAGACATGGCCGAGCGCGCCATCGGTGATGGCGTTGGTCTCGACCAGTTCCGCGCCAACGTGATCGAGCACCTGGAGCGCACGCGTCCCGTGCCGTCCAGCGAAATCGGCATGTCCGAGCGTGAGGTCAAGTCGTTCTCGTTCGTGCGCGCCATCCATGCGCTCAGCAACCCGACCGACCGCCGCGCGCAAGAAGCTGCCGCATTCGAGTTCGAGGCCAGCCGTGCGGCTGCCGAGAAGCTCGGCCGCGCCAGCCGTGGCATCACCGTGCCCGTGGACGTTCTCGCTCGTGACCTGCTCGTCGGCACCAGCACCGCTGGCGGCCACACCGTGCAGACCGATCTGATGGCCAACGACTTCATCACGCTTCTGCGCAACCGCAGCTACATGATGCAGGTGGCCACCGTGATGTCCGGCCTGAATGGCAACGTGGCGATTCCCCGCCACACCACCGCAGCAACCGCGTACTGGGTTGCTGAAAACGGTGCTCCCACCGAGTCGCAACAGGCGTTCGACCAGGTGACGCTGACGCCCAAGACTGTCGGCGCGTTCACCGACTTCAGCCGCCGCCTGACCCTCCAGTCCTCGATCGATGTAGAGGCGTTCGTTCGCAACGATCTCGCCACGATCCTCGCGCTGGAAATCGACCGCGTGGCACTCCACGGCTCGGGCGCATCCAACCAGCCCACCGGCATTGCGTCCACGGCTGGCATCGGTTCCGTCGCTGGCGGCACCAACGGTGCGGCTCCGAGCTGGGCGAACATCATCGCGCTGGAAAGTGCGGTGGCGGTTGCGAACGCTGACGTCGGCAACCTCGCCTATTGCACCAACGCAAAAGTCCGCGGCAAGCTGAAGTCGGTGGAGAAAGCCACCAACACGGGCATGTTCGTGTTCACCGAGGGGTCCACCCCGCTGAACGGCTACAACGCGGTGATCACCAACCAGGTTGCCTCCAACCTGGTCAAGGGCACATCCGGCGCCGTTTGCTCGGCGATCTTCTTCGGCAACTGGCGCGACCTGCTGATCGGCATGTGGTCGGGTCTGGATCTGCTGGTCGATCCCTACACCGGCTCCACCGCCGGCACCGTGCGCGTGGTCGCGCTTCAGGATGTGGACGTCGCCGTCCGTCACCCTGAATCGTTTGCCGCGATGCTCGACGCCCTCACCACCTGATGACGGGCTGACAGGCTGGGCCTGCTTCACGGCAGGCCTGGCCTCTTTCTTTTTCTTTACTGGGGCAACCCATGAAACGAATTCTGATAACTGCGGACACCGTCTGCGGCGGCGTAGCCGTGCCTGCGTGGTCCGTGGTTGATGCGTCAGACAGTGACGCGCACGTTCTGGTGTCGATCGGAAAAGCGCGACTCGCTCCCGAAGACATCGAGGACGTTGAGCCTCGCCGCGCTCGAGCGCGCAAGGCCACCTCGTGAACTACAACACCGCCGATATGGGCGTGTTCTTTTCTGACTTTGCCGTGAGTGTCGATCCGCTCACATGGGGCACGGGCGCATTCTCCGGCATCTATGACCGCACCGAGGTTCAGGTATCTGGCGCGGGCGGCATCAGCACATCCCGCTGGCGCTCGACGATTCTGACCGACGCCGAAAACGTGACATCGACAGCCGTGACGGGCGATCTGATTCGCGTCGATTCCATCACCTACAAAGTCGTTGATTACCAGGAAAGCGACGTCGGGCTGACGCTGATGGTTCTGGGGCGCACCTCGTGAACGTCACAGGCAACGTCGGCGAGATGACCGCGCTTATGCAGCGCATTACGGACCAGATGACGCCAGCGGCTACGTGGCGGGCGCTGGATCGAACGCGCAGCAAGGTGCGCAACCAGACGCGGCAAAGCATTTCGCGCGAGTACAAGATCCCATCAAGCGTGACCCGTGCGCGGGTCTTCAATGGCGCATCCAAGCGCGCGACCCGAAAAGCAATCAAAGCCGAGGCCGTGTTCAAGATCGGCCAGTGGGTGATTCCGGTTCAGCGACTGGGGAAGGTCACCGAGCGGAAGAAGGGCGGAGTGTCCTACGCATGGATCGGCGGGCGCACCTACGACAAAAACGCGTTCCTGATCCCCGAGCGAGGCGATGCCGTCTTCTACAGGGCGGGAGCCAAGAAGCTGCCGATCAAGAAAAAGTCCGTTTCAATCGATGGGCTGGTCACGCGAACGCTCGCGACGATCGCCACGCCGGGAAAGATTCGAGAGATATTCGATGCAGAGTTTCAGTCGACGATGAAGTACCGCGTCGATAAAGAACTCGCGAAGTGGCGTAGGGCAAACTGATGCCGCACGTCAGAGAGCAAATCCGCAACCGATTCGCCACGCTCCTCGGCGCTCTTGCCGGCGGTCGTGTGTACACCTCGCGCGTTTACCCCGTCGACATCCTGCCAGCCATTGGCATCTTCGCGAACTCGGAAATCAGCACGCAGGACCCGGTGCTAAATCCCGCCCGCATGAATCGCGAGGTGGATGTCGTCGTCGAGATCGCCAGCGAGGCAGTCGCCGATGTGGATGCCGCGATCGATGTCATCGCGTCGTCCGTCGAAACCGCCATTGCCGCAGATCCGACGATGGCTGGAATCGCGGTCGACGTGACGCTGACCGGCACCACGATGGAAATCGAAGACGCGGGTGACATCCCGCTCGCATTCGCGCGGCTCACATACCGCGCCTGGTATCGCACGACCGCCGCGAATCCCGACGCCGCGATCTAACCCCGAATCCGACGAGCCCATTCCTCCTGCCGCCCCTGGGGCGACGCGGGCACGTCGTGTTTCCCCAAGGGCACCACCACGAGGTAACTCAACATGCCACTGCTCGCTCGAAAGAAAATTCTTCTCGCGAAAGAAGAAACCACGCCGGGAACCGATGCCGCGCCGACTGGCGCCGCAAACGCGTTTGTCACGCGGAACCTCTCAATCACTCCGCTCGCGGGTGACACGATCGGCCGTAACCTCGACCAGGCTGTGCTCGGCAACGAGCTGCAGATTCAGGTCGGGCAGTACGTGCAGGTCGAGTTTGAGGTTGAAGTGGCGGGCTCCGGCGCAGCAGGGACTGCCCCAAAATACGGCACGCTGTTCAAGTCTTGCGGCTTCGTTGAGACGATCAACGCCGGCGTGTCGGCTGTCTATGCTCCGACCAGCACCGTGTCGAACTTTAAGACGCAAACGCTTCACTTCTATCACGACGGCCAACGTCACACGGTAGTCGGCGCGCGCGGCACGTTCACTGTCGACATGACGCCCGGCACCATCCCTGCGTTCAAGTTCATGTTCATGGGCTTGTACGTGACGCCGACTTCCGTTGCGGATCCCGCCCTGACTCTGACGGGCTGGCAGATCCCGCTCGCTGTGAACAAAACGAACACGCCGACGTTTTCGTTCCACGCAACAACAGGCCCGATGTACGCGTTCACGTTTGATCTGGCTAACGATCTGCAATATCAGAACGTTGTGGGCTCGGAGTCCATCCAGCTGGTGGACCGCGCGCCCGTCGGAACGATTGCAATCGAGGCGCCGGCAATCACTTCTAAGAACTGGTTCACAACGGCGCTGGCTTCCACCACGTCGTCAATGCAGCTTGTTCACGGCATTACCGCCGGCAACATCGTGCAGTTCGACGCGCCTGCGGTGGAGGTGTTCAGCCCGCGCTACGCAGAAAACGCTGGCGTATCCACGATCGAGATGAACCTCGCATTTGTGCCGTCCAGCGGCAACGACGAATTCACCATCACGGTGAAGTAAACGGCGGCGCTGGGCCACTCCTCCCAGCGACAACGTCCGGCGTGCGCGTTGACCGTGCGCGCGTCGGGCGCCGCCTCCTCAACGGTCACTTTTTCAACGGTCAGGAGTGTTCTCTATGTTTACCCTCAAGAAGTCACGCACGTTTGAATGGCCCGTGTCCGTGTTTGAGCCCGACAACGGCAAGCACGTCAAAGCCTCGTTCAACGCCACGTTCCGCGTCATGGAGCGCGACGACCTGCAGTCTCGCCTGCGCGAAATCTCCGCACCCGATCAGACATCCACCGAGCAGTCCCGCCTGATGACGGAGTTTTTGGCATCCGTCCTCGTCTCCGTTTCCGGCGTACAGGTGGCAGACGAAATCGGCGGCACCGTCAGCATGAGCAATGCCGACATCTGCGAGGCGCTCATCGCTGATACGTTCGCATCCCCCGCGCTGTTTGATGCCTATGTCGAGGGCATCGCTGGTCGCACGAGAAAAAACTGATAGACGCCGCGCTGCACCTCACCCGTGCGCGCGGCGGTGATGATGACCTCGAGTCAGACCTGCGCGACTGGGGTGTCGCGAGCGACGAGATAGCAAAACTCGTTGACGCGCAGCGGGAGCAGGCGTTCGAGGTAGAGCCAGAGAACTGGTCGGCGGTCGTTTTGTTCATGCGGTGCCAGACACAGTGGATCGTGTCCGGCATGGGTCACCGTGTCGGGCTTAGCTACGCAGGGCTGGAGGCCGCCGCCAGATTGTCCGGCGCCGACATGACGCCGGAGCTGTTCGACCAGGTGCAACTGCTCGAACTGACCACCATCAACGAACTGAACAAGCGGACCTCGAGCCATGGCAAAACCCCTAGTCGAAGTCGCCATCGGGGCTGACGGCTCCGTCTTCGTTCGCGAGGTCGATAAAGCCACGGCCGCGTCTGCGGCGTTCGGCGCCAGCGTCAAGAAGTCCGGTGATGCCGCCAAGCAAACCGGCAAAGACATTGATTCGTTTGCGGCCGACTTTGGCAAAGCAGCCAAGTACGTCGCAGCCAGTGCGGCAGCTGCCGCTGCTGGTTCTGTGCTCTTCATCAAATCCGCTATCGACTCCGCCGATGCTGCTGGCATTCTCGCCGGCAAACTCGACATCAGCACCGAGTCACTCTCGAAACTTCAGTACGCTGCGCAACTGGCGGACGTCTCTCAGGGCGCGCTTGAGGGCGGCCTGAAGAAGCTGGCAGTAACCCTCAACTCCGCTCTCGATCCCGGCTCCAAAGTCGCGAAAGTTTTTGACGCGCTCGGCCTGAGCGCAAAAGAGCTTATTCAGATCCCCGCGGATCAGCAGCTTGGCCGCATCGGCGATGCGCTTAACTCCGTGGCGAATGCCAACCAGCGCGCAGCTGTCGCGCAAATGTTGTTTGGGAAGCGCGGGCAGGAACTCCTCCCGATCCTCGCTGAAGGAACGGCGGGCATCAAAAAGTCGGGGGATGAACTTGAGCGTTTTGGTGGCGTCATCTCCGGTGATCTTGCCGCCCGTGCCGGCGAGTTCAACGACAACCTCGACCGCATCAAGACCGCCGCCGGCGGATTGGGCCTATCAGTAGCCGATCAGTTGCTCGGCCCGCTCAACGATCTTTCCAACCAAATCCTCGAGCTGGCGCAGCAGAAAGAAACCGCCGAAGGAATTGCATCTTTCATCCGCGGCATTGGCTCTGCTGTCGTCTTTACCGTTGAGACGATCGCCAACACCGGCAACGTTTTCCGATTCCTCGGGGAAGAAATTGCCGCGCTAGTAGGTGGCCCGGCGATTGGCGACATCGACCGAATCGATCAAGCAATCGCAACCCTGAAGGAGCGGCTGAAGCCAGACTCCAATGTTGGCGCCGGCCTGAACGTTGCGGGTGTTCGGGCGCTGATGATGTCAGACGAGGACCGGGCAAAGATCCTGCAGGACATCGCTCGCCTGGAGCAGATGAAAGCGGTGTCCGAGGAGCTTGTGCAATCGCAGGTCAGAGCGCAGCTCGCCGCGAAACAGGCGGCTGATGCAAAAGCGGCGGATGGCGCCGCTGCGGCAGGGTCTACCGGCCAGAACAAGCAGTTGAAGCTGAGCGTTGACGCGCTGGCCGGGGCACTGGCTGCAGAGACCCCGCAGCAAAAAGCCGAGACGGCGGCGAGAGAAGCGGCAACCAGAGCATCGGCAGACGCGCGAAAGGGTCTCGACGAGCTGATCCAGTCCAAGCGCATCGAGAATGCTCTACTTGGCGTGAGCGCTCGCGATCAGGCGCGCTACCGGGCGCAGCTGCAGCTGACCGAGATTGCCGCGCGCGGGAATGTCGAAGTCACTGACGCGATGCGCCAAGAGATGGATGCGCTGACCATCAGCACCTACGACACGACCGAGGCCACTAAAGCGCACGAGCAAGCCATGGCCGACGCCGCCAAAGCGTCCAACCCATGGGCCGAAGCCCTGCAGGGCGCCGTCGAGCGCGTTGATTCCGCGTTCGTGGACATGTGGAAAAACATCGGCTCCGGCTTCGACTCGTTTGCCGACTCGCTGAAAGACGCTTTCAAGCAGCTGCTGGCTGAGCTTGCCAACCTCGCCATCACCCGCCCGATCATGATGCGCATCGGTGCAGCGCTTGGGCTGGGCGGCGGCTCTGCAGGCGCGATGGCCAGTGGTGGCGGGTTTGGTGGTATTGGGTCGTTGCTCGGTGGGGCCAAGAGCTTCATCGGTGGGTTTAAGTCCGGCGGATTGTCTGGCGGGCTGGACGCGTTATTCGGCGGAGCGGGCAGCGGGTTGTCGTCTGGATTGGCCAGCGCATATGGTGGGCTTGGCGATCTGTTTGGGGCGGTGGGCCTCGACAGAATGCAGCTGCTGGCAAACGGCAAAGGGCTGGCGTATGGCTCGGCGTCTTTTGGGCAGTCACTCACAAATCTCGGGCTGGATGCTGGCGCCGGCTTGATTGGCGGGTTTGCTGGAAACAAGTTGGGGCAGGCGCTTTTTGGTGACCGCAAGACGACCGGCATAGGCTCCACGGTGGGGGGGATTGCCGGTAGCGTGTTTGGTCCGCTTGGCACCGGCGTAGGCGCGTTTCTGGGCAGCATCGCAGAGAATGCCATCGGCAAGATTTTTGGGCTTGGCGACCAAGCTAAGTGGGGAAAGCTCGGGATTCAAACCGGCAAGGATCTCCCAACTGACGGCAGCGCGCTTCAAACGATCACCGCTGCCTCTGGATTGACTCTGACCGCCATAGCTAAGCGCACTGATGATCAGGCTGCAAAACAGCTACTTGAGGGATTCAGCGCAATTGATTCGGCTTTAACGGATGCCGCGCGCGCCGCTGGCGTGACCGTGGATTTTACAAATACGGTTCTAGGTCGAAAGTCGGCGGATGTAAACGGCGGCGGGGAAAAGAACTTCTTTGGTTCTGCGGGGCGTTTGGACAACTTCACGGAAGAGGGAATCAAGAACTCGGCGGATCAATTTGCGCGCCAGTGGATCAATGAAATCGACGACCAGCTCTCAACGCGGATCAAAAGAATACTTGGCGACAAAAGCAACCGCACCGCTGAGCAGATCGTGCAGCTGTTCGGGTTCGCCACCAAGCTGGACGAACTGCTCAAGCTGGACGTGCTGAAAGAAGTGGCAGATGCCGCCGCAGCTTCTACCAAGACACTGCTCGACGCCTACAGCGAAGCCACAGACGCCGTGGTGAATCTCGCGCAGGAATACGACGGCACGCTGGAAAGCATGACCGGGCTCACCGACGCGCTGACGTCGCAGAAGCAGGTGGCTGCGCAACTGGCGGCCGCGTATCAGGAAGTCAGCAGCCTAGTCGATGCCACGTTCGGCAACGCCATCAGCACCATCGAAGAGTCGATGCTCTCCGAAGCCGATCTGTACCAGCGCCGGCGCGAGCAGATCGCCAGCCTGACCGCTGAGCTCGGCACCACCATCGACCCCGCCAAGATCGCCGGGTTGGTTCAGCAGATCGACTCGCTCGCCGGCTCAGCGTTCCAGATGCTGGACGAAAGCCAGCGCGCTTCGCTGTCGGGCGAATTCATCGACTTCCTGCGCCAAGCGCAGACGCTGGCTGATCAGCAGATCCAAGCCGGACGGGACAGCCTGGCAGGCCGGGAAACCGCCGTTACCAACGCGGTGGATCTGGAAGTGATGAACACCGCCGCACTGACGCAGCAGGCCGCAGCCAATACCTTCTCGGAGGCGGTCGAGAAGTTTGCCGGTATCGTCGGTGGCAATGCTTTCGGGATCGACATCGAAACCATCATCGCCAACCTAAAGAACGCCGGCGTTGAGGTGCCCGGATGAGGCCGCTGTCATCCGTCAACCGCACAGGCATCGCACAGACGCTCACGCGTCCCGTCTATCTGGTCGAGTTTGGGTTCGCCACACCGCTGCGGCTCTCGAGCCGTAACACCATCACATACGCCGGCAACAGCTTTTCCGCTGCGGCCGTGACGGTAGACCTGTCAGGCCTGACTGTGCGCATTCTGAACGCGTCGCTGGCCTATACCGCAACGTTTAAAGACGGCGGCGACGGTGTAGCGGTCAAGATATGGGCGCTGTACGGCGATGCCGCGCCCGCTCTGAACGACGCTGACGTTGTTTTTTCCGGCGAGATGGGCGCTGTTGGGTTGGGCGAAACTATTGCCGTGCGCCTGCGTGAATCGCCGCCAAAGCAGATCCCGCGGCTTACGGTTGCGCCGCCGATATTCAAGCATTTACCACCCGACGGGCTTGAGATTCGCACGCCTACTGGGCTGTTCGTTTTGGAGCGTGGCTAATGGCGACATATCCCACAACGATCGGAAAGCGCACCACCGTCCGCGCGCTGAACGACCGCAAGACCGACATCTCTGAAGCCGGTGGCGTGCGCATCGTCGATCTGTCTGCGGCTCAGGTGTACGAAGTCAAAGTGGAGCATCCGCTGATTAACTCAACGGACCTAACAACGCTGCGCACGTTCTGGACGACGAACAAAAACGTGGCCAATACCATCGCGGCGGGCGATGGTTACAGCTACTCAGGGTTCTTCGTGAACGAGTTTGAGGTGGATGTCATAAACAGCACCTGGGCGAACGCGCGCGTCACGATTGTTGGGTCGCGCCTGTGAGCCTGACGATTCCGCCGTATATCCCGCCAGTCACTGGTGCTGGAACGCTGAATGGCCAGCGCGAAATCTCGCGCCAGGTCAAAACGATCGCCGCTGCCGGCACCACCATCCCGATTGTTTACGGCGAAGCGCAGATCGGTGGCCGAATCTTTGCCGCGACATTCACCGGCGGGTTCTGGTACGTGGGCGCCGTGTTCTGCGTCGGCGAGATAGATTCGTTCACATCGCTCTATCTGAACGGTGTGGACGTCAAGCCTGCCACGCCCGCCGGCATGACCATCACCTATTACACGGGCACCACAGCGCAGACAGCTGACGCCACGCTGGCCTCGGCCATCTCCGGCTACACAGATACGCTTGTGGTCACCAACGGCGGTGGCAGCGTCGGGCTGGCGTATGTGGTGCTGAAATACAACGAATCCCACTACTCGGGATTCCCGACCATCATGGCGAAGATCAAGGGCCGGAAAGTCTTTGCGTCATCCGAGAATGTCATGGCCCGATCGCAGGAGCTCGATGACGCCAGATGGGGGCAGACAAACACAATTGACATCGATGTCACGCCAAACGCTACGACGGCGCCAGATGGCACGCTGACGGCAGACAAGCTGATTGAAATCACGACAACGACAAGCTCGCGCTGGATTTTCAATGTTATCGATGCGCTGGGAGACATACCTAGCAACGCTGACGCAGTACTTCAAGAGCGCCGAGCGCACGGCTGTCCGGTTTCTGTTACGGGACAAAGCCAACAACTTCCACGGATATATCTTCGATCTGGCCAGCCAGACCGCAACCGTTTCCAGTGGCACGCCAGCAAGTGGCGGAATTATCAGTGTCGGGAACGGTTGGTATCGGTGCTGGGTTACGATCAACATTCTGTCAGGTGCGGCGGTGCCCAGTGCCCGAATCCAGATGGTCAGCGGCACATCCAACCTGACATATGCGGGTGTTGTGAACTCCGGGTTTTTCGCGTGGGGGATTCAGCTGGAGCCCGCCGCATCAATGGGCGTGTATTTCGCCACCGCCGCCACCAAAACGGCCGCGGCGTGGTCGGACAATCCGGCCTATTGCCTAAACGATTTGATCCGAAACCGCGTTTTTGGGTTGGGTGAAGACGTTGATGCGTTAAGCGTCCAGTGCGCTGCAACGGAATGCGACGCGCTGGTAACCACCGAAAAGCGCCGCACGCTCAACCTGGTCATCGACTCCGCGCGCTCTGCCACCGACTGGATCGACACGCTTGCCACATACGCCGGAGCGTGGGCGTTTAAGTCAGGCGCTCGGTGGGTTCTTAAGCCTGATCGTCCTGCGTT